ACAATTACACAGTTGTTTTCAAGCTTCATTACATGTGCTTCCATGATTATTCTCCTTTCAGTTTCTTTATCAATACATCAGTATAATTAATTGATTCAATAGCTACTACTTCTATTGCATCCATCTTTTTATCTGGATGTTCATCCAAATACATACCCAAATTTTTCATAAAGAAACTGTTTGAAATCAAAGCTTGCATTGCAGCCTTTGCCAGTTCATAACGCCTCTGTTCCCAATCAATTTTCTTTTCTTCCATCTTTAACCTCCTTATTAGTTTTAACAAACCCCTTTTGAATGCACCAACACAGCATATAATAAGATGCATCTATCAACTTCGGCATTTTTTCTAAACGAACGGTTCCATTATTCGTTACGTCTACATATTTGAGCCACCACAACCCTACTTTCTTAAATATGTACAAATCATATACCTGTACTGATTCTGGTAACTTATCCAGAATGTCCTGCAAAGTATAAGTAGGGGTTGTTTCCCAAAAATTAGAATCCAGTTTTTGGTTTATTACATACTCATAGATTTCAAGCTCCCACGTTGCAGATTTATATGAGATAGCACGACACCAACACATGCTTGCATCGCTCGTATCTAATCCAAGCTCCTGCAAGTGCTTCATCTGTTCGATTGATAATACTTGTTTTGTTTCCATTTCCCAATTTCTTTTAAGCTAAAAACATATACCCTTTACATACATTCAGCGCATCAGATTCACTGTCAAACATTAACGTCGTTTCCGATTCTGTGCCGTAACAAATGGCTTTAACTTTCAGCCACCACCTATATTTTCCGCTTCCGTAATCGTGATAATAAGGTTTCCCTATTATTTCTGTTACATAATGTTCCAATAGGTTCATTTCTCACTCCTTTCTTTCTCCTTTTTAGCTTCATCACAAGCCGACTTCTTCATTGCATACGGACAATCACAATTCCCGTATCTTTCGTTATACCAACAGCAATAATTACACTGGTGCATTATTTATTCCCTCCCATTTATATTTATAATACTTACAATTTTTCGCCTGCTTTCTTGCTGTTATGCGTCTTTTCAATGCGTGACAATACATCTGAAAATTGGCGCATATCTCATAATGTACGCATATACTGCAATGCTTTTCTTCTGTATTATTCATCGTCTTCTCTCTTCATAAAACACATCCATATTGTTTTGCTCTGCCTTCCGGTGGTATGCCCAAATAGAGGCTTAAAAGGAATAACGGACAAAACTTCTGAAGCTTTTATCTCGCTTTCGTTCCATTTGAAAATGAGCGTTCCATTAGGTTTCAAGACGCGCATACATTCGGCAAATCCATCGTGTATAAGTGATTTCCAATCTTTTGGCAGTTTACCGTATTTCTTAGCCATCCATGAGGTTTCACCAAGTGTTTTTAAATGAGGTGGGTCAAACACCACCATATAAAAAGAATTATCCTCAAACGGCAAATTAGTAAAATCGGCTATTACATCCGGTTTTACATCTATAGTTCTGATTCTATCTTTGTCCTTAGCTGTAAGTGTTTCTGAACGCTTGTCTACAAATAAAACCAAAGGGTTATGCTTGTCAAACCAAAACATTCTACTGCCACAACAAGCATCTAATATAAGTTTATCGCTTTCCATTGTTATTCCTCCTTATCTGTCTTAATGTCTGTTACTTTGCCACGATTGATAAAATACTTACAATCAATAAACCTGCAAATTATCTCAGCACTACGATTCTCTAATTCATCACATTCTTTACGAAGAGAACATACACTACAAGAACTAACGTTACTATAATTCACAGCTTCATGCAGAATTCCGTCTATTATTATTCCGTTCTTTACTTCCATAATCAATATTCTAATATTTCACAATCACTTACTTTCACTTTCATAAACTTTTTAGTTTCCTTATCCACTATCAAAAACTTATCTTTCCTAAAAAAGCCTCCATCTATATACCCTACCACCTTTCCAGTGCCTTTATAGGTAAACTCTTCTACAGTAGGATAAGGCCCGTTTGGATAATGTATATCATGCTCTTCACAACGAATACTATATTCTATTGAATCGAATATTTTATAACTAACTTCCATAATCAAATACAATTAGGGCATTCAGCCGATTTGTTACCTTTAATATCTGTGTATGTATAGATACTTTCTCCTTTTGAAGAAGTTATGTTGACCATACAGCCGCACTTCGTACACTTTCTATGCGTAGTATTAGGGTAGTTTATCCATCTGTGCCCTTTTCTATTGGCTGCTCCTGGTTTTGTTCCGTTTTTAAATCCCATAATCAAATCCCTTTCCCGTAAACTTTTACAAACTCGCTGACATCCATATAGTCTATACCAAAATTCTCGGCTGTTTTCTTGTCACTGTCCGAAAACTGTCCTTCAAGACCGCTTGCATCACCAATCATTAAACAATCCTTTTCACTTAAACCAGCATTCCATGATTTATAGTTGTTAAAAAGTCTTTCAAGCATTCCAGTATTAGGCTTTCTCATAGGGTTTCTTCTGTCATTGCTTTCACAATACATAAAACGCGTATCAATGCCGCAATAATCCATTATACTGTCATTCACGTACTTACATTTTACATAAATAGATAATTGCAACACCAACCCTTTTTCTATCCCTCCTTGGTTTGTCACGATAAAAATTACTTTGGGATTCAAATTCTTTATTGCATCCAGGACATCAAACTTAAATTTCATATCCCATATACCCTTCGGGAACGTCTCACCGCTTGCAGTTTCTATTAACGTCCCGTCCATATCACAAAATAAAACCTTGTACTTTTTCATTTCTCGTTCCTTTATTTATTTAATCTTTATCTTCATATCGAACAATTTTATGTTTCTTGCAAAATCTGATTGAATACCTCACTGCCTTTCGTATGTCTTCATACTCTTTTGTACTGTACACATTGTATGTACGGAGTTTTCGCATAATTTCCTCTTCTATAAAAGGAAGAATTTCTTTCTCAAACCTACTCATTTCCTATGTGTTTTACGGTTCTTGTTTCTCTTCCTGCGTTTCGCAATCTGCTTGTTTGTACATCTATCATCTTTTGGACGATATTTTCTCATTTTAGGTGCATCACATGGTTCTAAAGGAGAAGTATCACCATACGGATTATAAATATTATAACAAGTATTTTCATTCCAAGAAATTTCGTCCTGCATATTTTACCCCTCTTTCTTTTTAAGACTTATATCAATTGACAACCTATCAGCAATTTCCTCCTTAATTATCTCCCTGCACAAATTCCTTATCATAGAGTAATCACCATGTCTTTGTATCTCGTTGGAAACCATACAACGAACCCACCTCTCTATATCAACGTCGTTTCCGTAGGTATTATGGAAGATACGCTTTACTTCTTCTTTCACGATTGGAATCATAATTTCCTTTATAT